TTAAAAATAAAACAATATAAAGATAACTTAATAAATAATAGTATATATACGATTTATGACTGCATTAACAATAACCAATCACAAGATATTAAAATATTTTAATGACCACAAAGAAATTGATCCCGAAGTTTCTTTTTTGTTATTAATAGATATTCTTGAAAAATTCGGGGATAATATCATTGAGAAAATGGGGGTATCCATTAATAAACAAATATTAGATTGTCTCAATGAAAATTCGAGAACATTAACAGTAATAAATGATAATATCGGTAAAATAAATTCAGAAATCACAAACACATTATTTATAAAAATGTCCGAAATAAAAAGAGAATACATTGAGGATACAAAAACAATTTTAAGTTCAAATACTTACAATATTAACGAGAAAATAGAAACAGTTTTGGACAAAAACAACGAGCGTCTCTTAGATAAAACCAAATTATTATTAAATGATATTATACCAAAATCAAACGAGAACCTTTACACCACTTTAAATGAAAAAATAAATTTATTTAACCAATCCTTAAAGGATGAAACCCAAAAGATTTTCAAACATATTTCAACTGATGAAACAAATATTAATCAATATTTTACAAAATTTGAAAAGGATATATCAACGTTGTTCTCATCTTTACAAAACGGAATTCAACAGCCTCTTCACATGTATATTACCACAAGCGAAGAACGGATCAACAAAAACATTTCAAATATTACAGAAATGACAAAAGAGAACATTGGTGTTCAAAGTAAATTATATGTAGAAATGAATGATTTTTTAAATAAGTATCGAAGCCCAAATTACAAAGGCGGGTTTCATGAAAATCAATTAAAAACACTACTTAACAAAATGTTCTCAAATGGTGAAATCATAGACAGTACTGGACAAACCAGTTGTGGTGATTTCATTTTAAAACGCCCCAATAAACCAAATATAATGTTCGAAAATAAACACTATGCCGAGAACGTATACAATTCTGAAATAGTTAAGTTTATAAATGATTCGGAAAATTTAAAAATGCACTCCATTTTCCTATCTCAACAAAGCGGTATTGCAGGGAAATCAAATTACCAGATTGATTATAATCATGGTTGTATACTCGTTTATGTCCATAATACAGACTACTGTAGAGAGAAGGTACAAATTGCAGTGGATATCATCGATAATCTATCTTTAAAGATTAATGAATTAACAGAGGATGATGAAAGTAATTTTATAAGCAAGGAACTTTTAGAAGAGATAAATCGAGATTATCAACAATTTGCACTTAAAAAGGATACTCTTATTGGTTTAACAAAAGAATTTTCTAAAAAATCATTACAAAATCTAGAAGAAATGAAATTACCGTCTTTAGATAAATATTTTTTATCTCGATTTGCGTCTACAGAAAAACCCAACAGACTAAAAAATCAATACGTATGTGAAATATGTAACGTGTATATCTGCTCCACACTAAAGGCAATGTCTGCACATAAACGGGGATGCAAAAACAGCTTTAAAAATACGTTAACAGTAACCGAAGAAAAATAACGTGCGTCTGCCATTTCAAGATAATAATAAATGTATGTTATTATTATCATCAGTTTTCTTCACCAGTTATCTAGTGATTTATGAAATTCTTCTTCGTCATTTACATCGTCCAATAGTTGTATTAGATTACTAGGTGAATAATATGCTTTTATTTTAGGTTCTCTTATTTTACACCATAACCAATAACGAAAATGTCGTTTTAGTTTCAAACAATAATACGAATATCTAAATTTATTTATTATTTTTATTTTGTTATTTTTAACTGCGGTCGTATCGTCACTATTTATGCTGTAAATTTCAAAATCACCGCAGTGTAATTCACGTATTCTTTCATGTAATACAGGCAAAAAAGTCAAATTATTGTTGAAACAAAACAAGTCCCGAAGGGTTTCATGCAAAGATGGCAATGTTACTAGTTTATTATTGTCGCAATACAAATCCCGAAGGTTTTCAGGCAAAGTCGGCAACGTTACTAGTTTATTATCAGAACAAAACATTTCCTCTAATTTTGGAGGTAATTTTGGTAAATATGACAATTGGTTTTGAACGCAGTAAAAATCTTCTAAATCATCAGGTAAAGACTGTATATTTGTTATTTTATTGTCGCAGCATGCCAAGCATTTTATCGTTTCGGGTAATTCGGGTAAAACAGAAAGTAAATTATTGTCACAGCACAGTTTCAATAATTTCTTCGGAAGTTCAGGTAATGTCGTTATTTGATTATTATCACAGTTTAATTTTTTAAGACCAGAAGGCAAGTCCGGTAACGACGTTATTTTATTAAAATCACATTTTAATTTTTCTAATGTTTCAGGTAATCTCGGTAATTTTTTCAACAGATTATGAGAACATTTTAGTACTTTTAATGTTGGCGGCAATTCAGGAAATGTTTTTAAACCGAAATTTATACATATTAATACTTGTAAATTTTCGAATCTGAATAAATCAGGCATAAATGAATTATTTATAAAACTTATACTTGTAGCGGTATCGGGCAAATATTCTACGTGTTCTTGTAGATCCATGTACATATTATATAATAATTATACGATTATTTATTTATATTTGTTTCGGATAAACATAAAGCATAAACAGTGAGGTATTTTAATTTTTTCTTTGGAGTTTCGCACGTAAATACCGGCTATAGGCGGCCTTCGGCCGCCCCTCAGGAGAACATATAATCGGGTGTAAATAATATTTTTCATTTATAATCTATTACCATATTAGGTAACAAATTATATAAACTGTTATATATACATATACCATAGGGGGGGCCTCCGGCCCCCGGTCGACGTCCTTTATCCATTCTTTGTCGAGAACCTCGGTTGTAGCGTTAACCAACGGGCAACGCCTCTTACCACAATCGACAATCCTCGGGATCGACCTTTTCGAATAATGTCAAATCCACGTAAAGACATTGGTATCTAGGTTCTCATGCATCAACCAATGGGCTTATTAACAAGAATTTCGAATAAACTTTTGAATAATAGTCTCTGCCGGCTTCGCCTCCCTTCGATTTTGTCGTGAGATATTATTGTAAAAGAGAACTTATTACACCTTTGACACTCGAAACTTGCCCCTTTAGGGGCGTTTCGAACTAAATTTGTAAGTTGGTATATTTAAAAATAATAATATTGATATTGTATATAAAAAATGTCGATTACCGGTAGTTCTAGTATTAACGGAAATGGAAAAATTGTATTTTTTACAATTCCGTCTGCGCCGACAAATTTGACTGCATCTAACGTCACATCTTCTAGTGCTATTATTGGATTTACCCCCCCCCCAATAAGTAGTGTAACTGGGTATTATGCGTATAATAATGGTGCTTTATTGGGGACTTTTGTAGGGACTAATTCGATTAATTTGACAGGATTGATAGCTACGACAAGTTATGTGATAACGTTGATTGCGTATAATTCATATGGACAATCGCCAATGTCGAGCAGTATAAATTTGACTACTGCACCAACAGTTATATCCAGATGCAAGGTTTTTTTTAATGGTGTAAGTTCTCAGTTAAATACAAGTTATACACAAGCGTCACCTTTCAATGACGTATTATTAAACAGTCATTTGTATAATAAACATATACAAAATGGAACTGACCGCACATACTCTTTATCGTCATACGGTACTAAATATGGTTTTTATTGTTCAGATACAACTAATTCAACCCAATTTATTTCTAGTTTTTCAAGCAATGTAAATATAAATAATGGATTTGCTTTTTCTTGTTTTGTATGCATGTTAGGTTTAGGTGGTGGTTTTATGGGTATAACTTTAAACAATGGAAATTTTATTCAATTAATTGAATATCCATATGGTGGAAGCGGTGTAAGGTTTTATTGTAACAATACTACCATTGGAGGAACTTTTGGTCCTTATAATACCATAGGAACTACAGTTCTTCAGAATAAAACGTGGTATCACTTATTAGTATCAGCAGAATATAAAACGAATTATTACAAAATAACTTACTATATAAATGGAGTATTAGACAACACTACAAATGATAATACATATACACCTAATAGTGGCATTAATAGCGTAACTGGAATTTTATGCAATGCACCAAATAACAGTTATGGTTTATATGGTTATATTAATAAAATAAGAATTTTTGATACATTTCTTTCTGCCTCCGATGCATCGTATATATTCAATTATGATAATGTCTGGTAGAAAAACAATACAATTGTTCTCTTTTTCTTTATAAAATATTTATGTGACTGTATATATTTTGTAAAACCAATCGTTAGCATATAGGCAGCTTCGACGTCCTTTATCCATTCTTTGTCGAGAACCTCGGTTATTGCGTTAACCAACGGGCAACGCCTCTTACAACAATCGACAATCCTCGGGATCGGCCTTTTCGAATTTGTTTTTTTATTCCAAATACAAACCAAAATCGTTACATTGAGAACCTAGAAAACATTCGGATCGTAAATCGGTTTCTCGCATACTTCCATAAAATTAAACGCCGTTTTTTTTATTAATTTTATAATTTCTACCACATTTTCTATCGGCATTTTACCTTTCTTATTATTTCTTATTATTGCTATTATATTTTCATTTTCCCAATCTACAGATTCGTTGTTTTCATTTTTCAAACCGGCAACCTTTTTACAAAACGTAAGTAAATCGTCCCAGAAATATTGCCGGTTGTTTTGTTGGTTTAACACAGATTTTTCAAAATCCATTATCACTACCTTGTAGCCCATTGTCGGCACCGTTATCGTTTCGGTTTTATCCAGTTTATACGAGATTTCTTTCATTATGGTTTCCTTAAAAAGTATATTCCCCCAATGTAAATCACCGTGAATAAAACCGATCTTTTCAAACGCAGTTGCAAGTGATAATACCATGTGCATTATCAGAATTTTCAAAAGCCCTACGTTATCCTTTGTCCAACTGTTACTTTCGAGAGAACCATTTTTTATGTGCGGCATTACCAAGACGTATTTCCAGTTTTCGTCGGTTTTGTCGGTCGCATCACATATTTTTCCTGTTACTGTTACTGATTTTTCTCCTGCTTCTATCGGTTCAAACTTACCGTTTGTATCATCATAACAACCAAACAAACAAATATACTTTATAAACCCTGTCATGGTTTCAAGTGCTTTTCCGATTCTATATTCTTTTACCGCCATAAAGTCTTGTGTCTTGTCATCCATGTTTCGGCTTATTTTTATTACAATATGACGGTTCTTCTTTTTTATTGTTTCATCTGACGCTATCGCCTTTAAGATTGCTACATTATGTTGTCTCGTATTTTTTATCAATGTTCTCATTTCAAGTGAATCACTATTTTCAGAATAACGAGAACAATCTATATAATATTTGTCTCCTCCACCTCTTCCTGTATGTCGTTTTTTTATTAATTGTTGCATTATACATATTATTTGGTTTTATTGGTAACTAAACAAACTAATGTTCTCTAATTCCGGCGGAGGGCTGTAAAAAACAAGCCAACGAAAACATAATGACATAATTATTTTCTGAACGTATTTGTCATATCAAACGGTATATCAAAATCGTTTTTGTATATTTCTGGCGGTCTTACATCTTTAACTATTATCGTTGATTTGTGTATATCATCAACCAGTTTTAAGACATTGTTTAACGGCATTCTGTTCTCTCTCAT